GGATCAGCAGTATAGGTATGCTGTAGTGGGTACAGTGGTGGGAACAAAATAAAGCCTCTGATTAAAGAGGCTATATTTCAATGTCTTACATAATTATATGGCGGAGAGGGAGTCTAACTTCCCGCTATTCGCGTATGTGCGTCCATATACGCTCATGTACTCTAACTAACTGTTATTAATATACTTATCTGTCCTTCACTGTATGCGGATGTACGTTGATATTCGCCCCTATTCAGCGTACAATCTAGGGAACAAACTAGGGAACAGGAATTAAGGGTTTGACGGAGGGTGCCTCCGCCCAACCCCGGAGGCGACAAAATGAAAGGAAAACTGACTGCTGCATTCTGCGAAAAAACCACCAAGCCCGGGCGACACAACGATGGTGGCGGCCTGTATTTTCTGGTCAAGGAGGACGGTCGAAAAACCTGGGTGTTTCGATTCGATGACCGGATAACCAGAAAACAGCAGGATATGGGGCTTGGCCGGTACGGCAAGCATGATGTGACGTTAGCCAAAGCCCGGACCGAAGCGGGTCAACAGCGCGAACTGTTGCGCCAGCTAAAAAATCCCATTGAAGAACGGCGCCGAAAAAAACAGGAGGCGCGTGAAGCACTGCAGCACACCTTCAAATCCTGCACTAATCGGTATATCGAGGCGAACAAAGCCAGTTGGCGCAATCAGAAGCATACCGCGCAATGGTCATCGACTCTGAACACCTATGCCGCATCGCTGATGGAACTGCCGGTTGCTGACATCAATGACGATATGGTGGTGGAACTTTTGGAAAAAATTTGGTCTACGAAAACAGAAACCGCGACCCGGGTCCGGCAGCGCATCGAGTCCGTTTTGGATTGGGCCACCGCCATGAAGTATCGCAGCGGTCTTAATCCGGCCAGGTGGAAAGGTCATCTCGATAAGCTGTTACCAAAGCCGACCGCGCTTAAAAAAGTACAGCACCGGCCCGCCCTTCCCTATCATGATGCCGGTGCATTCATGGCGAAATTACGCGAAGCCGACAGCATGGCCGCTAAGGCGCTGGAGCTGCAGATCCTGACCGCGACAAGGCCTGGTGAAACCGTGGGCGCACAATGGACTGAGTTCAATCTGAAGGCCAAAGTCTGGACTATTCCAGCCGAGCGGATGAAGGCAGACAAGGAGCACGAAATCCCCCTTTCGGCGCCCGCGCTGCAGCTCATCAAAGAATTACCGCATGTATCAGACTTCCTTTTTCCGGGTGTGTCATTGGATAAGCCCATGACCACGGCAGCGGCCATGAAATTGATTAAGCGCATTCACCCCGGGATCACGGCGCATGGGTTCAGATCCACATTCCGCGATTGGTGCGCCGATCAGACCGCCTACCCGCGTGAAGTCATCGAGCATGCTCTAGCGCATCAATTGAAAGACAAAGCCGAGGCCAGTTATCAGCGTTCCACCGTGTTTCCAAAGCGCATCAAATTAATGGCGGCCTGGAGTAAGTATTGCGATCAGTTACCGGGTGATTCTGCCACCGTGACGCCAATCCGCAAGGGGGCGAAGTCATGACACGTAAAGTGACTGATGATGTCCGGCAGGTATTCGACAAGATCATAAAAGAGTATCCGGTAAAGGTCCGGTTACAGCATTACGTCCATCAAGCCGAGATCCGGCAGGAGACTGAAACAAAAGTCTTTGAACTGCAGTTGATTAGGGAGTTGCTTGCAGAGGCGGGACAGGCGCGGCAGGCGATAGACTCACAAGATTTAGACCATTTCGCACAAGCCTTTGAACAGGTAATGCGGCGTGCATTCGTGTTAGAGATTATCGATTTTGAAGCCGCAATCAAAGAGCAAGGCGACTATGTAAAGGGACTGGAAGCTGAACTCAGGAATCGCGCAAACCCGAGAGAGGGCGGATTGGCCAAAGCCGCCAAAAATACAACGATGTTGAAGGCAAAAGAAAACGCTCTCAGGATTTGGGAAGAACGTAATCGAGGGCAATGGCCTGAACTCAGAACAGACTCTCAATTCTATCGGTACATCATGGACACTTATGACGCACCGAAAAACCCCGAAACTGTCCGACGTTGGGTGAAAAAATAGGACTCTGCTAGCGCGCTCCAGACTGTGCTAGCAGAGTCAATGACATCTAATTTGTAGCGCCTATTCTGTCCCTGAAACCTCGCAGCCGTGCGCGGGTATACCGGAGGACAGAATGTCAGAATCCAATCACACCCCACTGGCCCACCAGATCCCGGCGGCATGTCACCGCGTCGGACTTGGCCGGACCACTTTGTATGAACTCATCAAGCAAGGCCGGATCAAGACTATCAAAGTCGGATCAAGAACCTTGATTCCTGAAACCGAACTGCAGCGATTCATTGCCGAGCAGATGGAAAAGGCGGTTGCATGAATAGGTATGCCGACTGATACGAAAACACCCTGGTCACGGCACTGACCAGGGCGCTAGACACAGATTTTATGGAGACACAAAAAATGCACTCAAATTATAACCGAAAAATCGAAACGCGGGAAAAGCCTGGTCAGGGTTCCAGGGTAACCATTCATTACTTAATCGGAAATCAATCGGTTTGCTGGACTGAATACCAGCTCACTCCTGACTGCAGGTACATCGAAATTCCGCTGCCGGTCATCGCACAGGCGCGGACGTCATGAGTACTTCAAACCCATCGATCAGTGAACTTTTGCGGCGCCTCGAACCTGAGCTGATTATCGCTGAACTAGCAACCTGGGCTGCATTCCACGCTGACCCGCTACCCAGACAAGACCGTGATCGAACATTGCTTGCGATCCGGCGCCTGGAAGCCATAAGGAAAAGTATCAATGCCAGACTTGGATAAATTATGGCCAGAGGAGCCACGACTCGACGGCGCCGAGGTCCTGGCTGAGATCCAGGCATTCATTGATCGGTTCTGTGCATTCCCTGATAACCACGCGCTGACTGCAGTCACACTCTGGGCGGCACATACGCATATGGTCGAACACTTCCATACGACTCCGCGCCTGGCGTTCCTGTCGCCTGAACCCGCCTCCGGCAAAACCCGGGCGCTGGAAATACTGGATTTGCTGGTAACAGATCCTATGTTCTCATTGAACGCATCGCCGGCGGCGATATTCCGAACACTGGCTGATCGCCAGATCACTTTATTATTTGATGAGGTTGACGCGATTTGGTCGAAACGTGGCCGTGATGATAATCATGAGGATCTACGCGCTTTGTTGAATGCCGGTTACAAACGGGGCACCTCCATTCCGCGATGTGTGGGACCGAAGCATGAGATCGTGCAATTCAGTGTGCATTGCGCTGTGGCATTGGCCGGCCTGGGTGATCTGCCCGATACCATCATGAGCCGCGCCATCATCATCCGCATGCGCCGGCGCCGGCCAGACGAGCATGTTGAGCCATTCCGTACTCGGAGCCATGAGCCTGAAGGGCATCAACTTCGTGAGCGCCTAGCTATCTGGTCCGATACCGTCGGCGCCGAAGCCGGCAAAGCATGGCCGGAAATGCCCGCGGGCATTGTCGACCGTCCTGAAGAGGTCTGGGAGCCGTTGATCGCCGTCGCTGATGCGGCTGGCGGTGACTGGCCAGCGCGCGCCCGGGAAGCCTGTATCGAACTCTGTAAGGTGGCGGAGGATCGCCAGGCCAGTCTCGGAATCCGGCTGCTGTCCGACCTGCGGATTATCTTTGGTGACCGGGACGTAATGCATACCGCCACGATCATCGAGCGGCTGGTTGATGCTGATGAACTGGAAGCGGATGCGCCCTGGTCGGACCTGCGTGGTAAACCGCTGGCGGTTCGTGGACTGGCGTCCATGCTAAAACCTTATGGTGTCCATGTAATGAAGGTCTGGGCAGATGGTCGATCACTGCAAGGTTATCGGCGTGAACATCTGCATGATGCCTGGAGCCGCTACCTCCCTCCGGTGTCCGTAGAAGTGGAAGGTGTGGAAGGTGTGGAAGGAATCAGCAGTAATGCAGACAAAAACCTTCCGGACCTTCCGGACCTTCCGGAAACCCGGACTACAGAGGGCGCTAAGGAGTACCGAATCCGAGCAAGTGATGATGGAGAGGAAATCACCGCCGAGGTGGTTCTGTGACCGGGATCCTGGTTGCGCTTGAGAATCGCGGTTATCACTTCCGCGTCGATGGTGACCACCTGAAGGTAGAAGCGAAAGACCACCTGCTGCACCAGGTAGCCGTGACCTACCTGCAGGAGCATAAGCCCGAGATCATCACCGCATACCGGATCCGGAGCTTCCTGCGACTGGTGCGCGCCTTCGGCGTGACTCACGGCCTGCTGCTGGATGATGAAGCCATTTTCAAAGAATTGGACGATAGCGACCGGGCGGAACTGATGACCAGCAGTTTAAGGGATCGCCAAGCCTGGGCGGAGCTGTTGGCGTATCGCTTGACCAGGCCAAAAAACAGCGGAATCCGGCAATGGTAACGTCAAGGCCACATCGAGATATGCGCTTAGACGCCATCTCACGAGGCCGGTTTTCCGCCGGTATCAGCAGCGCGCTGAATGAGCACGAAAACAGCCAAACAGGGCCAGGGGGTATAGGCACCCAAATTCCTTTACAGCCTCTATCTCCGACTCCACTGCCTCGGCAGAAAATTAAACTCGGTACCCGATTCAATCGAAAACAAGGAATTAGCCAATGATCAAAGCCCCTGAACACCTGACCAAAGCAAGCCGTACATGGTGGTCCGGCATCGCCGCCGAGTATGAACTTGAAGACCATCATTTACGCTTGTTAACCCTGGCCGCCGAAGCCTGGGATCGAGGTCAACAGGCCCGCGAGACGGTTGCCGAGTGTGGCGCCTACTACATGAACAAAGCAGGTGAGCCGAGATCCCATCCTGGCGTTTCAGTCGAGCGTGATTCTCGAATTGCCTATGCACGGCTGGTGCGTGAATTGGATTTGGATGGCTATCCCGAGCCAGACACCCGCCTGCCCCGTATTGCGAGCAGAACGTAGTGGCCCGGCCACGACGCGGAAAACGGCGGCGGCGGCAGCGCGACTGGCTGTCTGAATATTTGTGCACGGGCATCGAGCCGCACGACGATCCTGAGCTCAACCCGTTCGAAGTACTGAGCGTGTGCCGCATTGATCGACCGGAATTGCGGTCGGCCTGGGAGCGGTCCACCATCATGCAGGGCTGGAACAAACCCGGCTGCCGACCGTGGGCCTGGTGGCTGTACGATGCGCCACGACTGCCCGAGGGCACATTCCCCGGGACATGCTGGGATGGGCTGTTCCCTGAGCCCCGGTTGCACCTGGGCGGGCCTGGCTGCCCACTGCACGAAGCCTTGTCCTATTACCCGGTCCAGAATTTCGGCATTTGGAACTGGTTTGGCGACCCCGACAACCCGCCCACCTTCGAGACGCAATTCGAGTACCTCAAGCGGCACGGGCTGTTGCTGCCGGATGAGTCCGAGCCACTACCCGAACCCTTCACGCAGCCCGCGTCGATCCATGACGCGGCTGACTGGCCGGATAAATCAATCAAGGAGAAACCATGAGCAACGAAACCAAAATATCAGTTATGCCATTGCCGGAATTGTGCGATGAGTGCGGCCAAACTTTGGCCTGGAACGTCATAGCCAACCCAGACCGGAATGCGTTTTCGCAGCACTGCCCGCACCTGGGCGTGGCGGCGACTGCTTTTGTCGGCGAGCACCAGGGCAGACCCGCAATCATGACCTGGCGATTGATTGGCCCGGGCCTGAGTGAATAGCAGGCGATGGGCGTCATGACGGGCTGGGCGAAGCAGGTGGATGAAATGGGCGGCAACTCAGAGCTGTTACTTGGCTCCGAACGGCTCAACTGATGTTGCGTATTACGAAACATACGCCACCGTATGGTATACTTGGTATTGATAGGTTTGAAATGTCTGGTGGACGTTTTGATCCCTTCCATGCCCTGTTTGAGATGAACACGGCATACCCAGCGAGTTGTGCGCGATGCACACCGCATGTGAACCCGCTTGATTGCGGTCCAACTTCACTTGCTTGGAGGGTATGTTGTGGATAATCACCACTTCCCTGATTTAAAGATAAAAGCCAGCGGTTCAAACGGCCTGATCGAAGGCTATGGTGCGGTTTTCGGCAATAAGGATCTGATGGGTGACATTTGCCTGCCTGGCTGCTTTGCTGCCAGCCTGGAAGCACACAAAGAGGCCGAAACCATGCCCGCCATGTTAATGGCCCATGACCAAGCCGCACCGGTTGGAAAATGGCTCGAAATGGCCGAAGACGATTACGGCCTTTTTATTAAAGGTCGGCTAACGATGGGTATTCCGGCTGCTAAAGATGCCTTCCAACTGGCCCTCGATAATGTGCTTTCGTTGTCCATTGGATACTCGACTGTCAAAGGCCATTACGACCAGGAACAGCAGGCCAACATTCTGGAAGCGGTCAACCTGGGCGAAATCTCTTTCGTTGCCCTGGCGGCCAATTCAGCGGCAAAGATTACTTCAGTCAAGAACCTGTCAACCGTACGTGATTATGAACGGGCCTTACGCTCGGATTATGGATTATCCAGCAGGGAAGCCCGGAAGCTGGTTCAGGGTGGCTGGAAGGCTTTTCAGCCTGGCTATGAAAGTGAGCAGAAACAACTTGCTGATCTCATACGGGGTTCAGCTAACAAATTTGGAGTTTGAAATGGACATTGAACAAATTGAAACGGCACTTGATGAGCGCGATTCCGCGATACGCTCAGAATTGAAAACTTTGACAGATAACAATACCAAGCTGGAAAAAAAGAACCTGGAACTCGCAGACCGTGTGGTCGAGCTGGAACAGCGGGAAGGACCCGATTTTATTCCCGATATGAAAAAGCCGCCTGATTTTTCCTTGCAGAAAGTCATGTGTCACCTTTCCAATCCACGCGATAACAAGCTCGATGGCTACGAGTTGGAGATGCATCAGGAGCTTTCCGAAAAAAATGCATTCAATCGCCCGAATGCGGTGATGATTCCGCTGAGTACGAAGGCGTATGTTGATTACAACACGGTAAACTTCAACTCCCCGCTGGAAAGTGCAGGCGGTTCAAACCTGGTTGAAACCGTGTTGCACAAGGATTTAATTGATGTCTTGCGGGAAGAATCAGTAATTATGGGATTGAATCCGACTGTGCTCAATAATGCGGAAGGTGACTTGGATATTCCAAAGAAATCCAGCGACAGCACGGCTTATTGGTTCGGTGCTGATGGTGGTGATTCAATCACAGAATCCGTGCCAGTTTTCACCACCTTGGAAATGCGCCCGAAATTTGTCGCAGCACTGACGAAGGCATCATATAAGATGATGATCCAGACCGGCGGCAATGTTGAAGCGATACTTCAGCGCGATATGATGGCGGTCATTGCCGAGGAATTCGACCGGGCAGCACTGCAAGGCACTGGCAGCAACAGCCAGCCGACCGGCGTGCTCAATCAGTCCGGCATCCTGACGGACACATGGACCGGAAGCCCGGCTGTACTGCTTTGGGACGATGTGCTCGAAGCTGAAAGGCTGTTGATTGTCAACAAAGCATTGAAAGGCAATCTTGCGGCTTTGTGCGACCCCACAACTTTCAAAACCACCAAATCGACGGCAAAATCAAGCGGCGACACTGTCGGATTCCTGGCAGAACCAGACGGTTCCATGAACAGCTATCCATTGAGGGCGACCACCCATATGCCAGCGAATACCATGCTGTTTGCAAACTGGAATGAGCTGATTGTCACCAATTGGGGAAGCATTGCACTGGAGGTTGACCACAGCACCGGCTTCGCAACGGGTGTGACCGCTTTCCGGGCAATTATGCCGGTCGATTTTGGCGTAAGGCATCCTGAAAGCTTCGTTAAATCCAGCCGATCATAAAGGAGTATGAAATGAGCATAAGAACACTCTTTTCGGCTCAGGCCGGTGATGGTAACAGCAGCGGAGTCCGTGTCACGCCTCACCCAGGCAACACCGTCAAGGAAACCATCATGGTGCAGGGTTACGGCACCTGGTCCGGGGCCACGGTCACGCTGAAGGTCGCCTTCGACAACAGCACGTATACCGGCCTGACCACTGAAACCGGAACCGCAATTGCTGCATTTACGGATGACTTTGCGGTCAATCTGGAGATTCCCACCGGGCTTTGGTTCCGTGCCGAGGTCAGCGGATCTGGTTCACCAGTGCCAAGCCTGACCGTTCGAGCCGCGGGCGACCTTGTGGCGGCCTAATGCCGGGGGTCACGCTATTTTCTAACCAGGTGGGCGATGGGACCAGCTCTGTTGGCCGCGTTCGCCTGGTCACTGGTAACACCCAGATCGAGCGGGTTCTCGTCACCGGCAGCGGCACTTGGGGCGATGCAACCGCACGTTTCCAGGTATCGAGCGATAACGTGACCTTCCAACATTTGACGGATGAAAAAGGCTATGCGATCGGCCTGTATGGCGATGATTTTGCCAGCTTGCTGGATCTGCCAGCAGGAACCTATTTCAGAGTCAAAATTGCTGATTCTGGCTCGCCACAGTCAACACTGACGATTAAAGCTTCAGGTGACGTGGTGGCGGTTTGAATTCCGAAGGAGAATAGTCCCCTCCCGGTTAAGCAGGCCCGCCGAGCCTGCGGAATGAAATCGGCCTGGGCACCGCGCCCGGTCTTCCCAACGCGGTCGCGCCCTGCTGGGGTAGTGGGGCGCACTTATTTTTTTTGGTCTGCAATCCCCCAAGATCTCCTGCGGGCCAATCCTTGCCGGCCTCAATTGTGGGGCCGGCTTTTTGACAGATAGATACCCCGGCCATTTCTGACCGGGGCTGTGAATCATCGGCTATCAATATCTTGTCAACGAAGTTCTACACAACCGCTTACACCTGTTCGTTCAAGTGGATCAGTAGCTAAGACGTCAAATAGTTCAGTTGTGCACAGCGTGGCCCTTATATCAGAGGGCTGTCCGACCCATTCAATCTTGCAATACGTACTGTAGTTATCAAAGGTATTGAAAGCAAAAGGGAAGTCATACAAAAACACAAAATCAGTCCAAACGAGTGTACTGGCCCACCCATGAAGTGTAATCGTTGCCTTCCTCTCGAGGTCAGGAGTATCAGGATTAAGCCACACCATAGAGCAATAATGCAGCTCACCATATATCGGACTAGACATTATCATCTGCTGCTTGTCAGGTTTTCCAGCATTTGCGGTAACTGAGAACCCTAAAACAAGAAACGCTGCCAAAGCCAGCAGCGCGATTTTTACAAATTTGGACATAACATTCTCCCTACAAACCATCCTTGGCGGATGATTCCCTTTTTCTTGTTTTGGAGAAAACTGTGCCTTAACTTCTAATGCTGCGCGTTTGCTGAACAGCCCGCCATGACATTAGTCAATATCGAGAAGCAATAAAAGCCCCCGGCGCTGCTGGCATAATGGACCGATGATCTATTCAGCAGGTGATTTAGGTGTACAGATCGACCTGGGGCCAGATACGCCCGGGATGATTCTGCAGCGCCGGGAGCCGGACGGCTGGCGGGATTATCTGCAGGATGGTGAGCGGGTACTTAGCCCGGTGGACATTGAAACCCTGCAGCCCGGTTACTATCGACAAGTGAAAAAGCCGAGCGCCCACGCGGGCAGCGGGTAATAAACTCCAACTAGGGAACAAACTAGGGAATAAAAAACGTCTATTTGTAAATAATGTTTGTTTTCAATACCTTACAGCAGTAAATGGCGGAGAGGGAGGGATTCGAACCCTCGATGGGCTTTTTAAACCCATACTCCCTTAGCAGGGGAGCGCCTTCAGCCGCTCGGCCACCTCTCCGTAATTTGAATTTTACTGCCGCTCGGCCACCTCTCCGTAATTTGAATTTTACTGCCAAAACGGGCATACACAAGTATACATGCGCCCTGCTTTTCAGCGAGGCGCAAGGATAATTGGTTAACGTTACCGGGTAAAGGTTTTTTCGAATCCGTGGCCGGCGCCGTCACTTGCGCCTTCTGCACGTTCTGCACGTTCCTTGAGAATTCTTTGGTAAATTTCTTCTCGGTGTACCTGGACTTCGGGTGGAGCCTCAATACCGACGCGTATTTGATTTCCTTTCACGCCCAATATTGTAAC